ACGTTGGAGAGCCCTCTTTCTCGATATCCTCGTCAAATGCCGCCAGCTCGTCATAACCCGCCACATCAACCGATTTTTCACGGTAGTTTTTTGCAGCTTTACCACCGAGGCACCAGAAACCGCGCCCATTCGAGAAACGTTTCATGCTCAACGTGTTGTCCCGGTGTTTTTTACCGTACCAGGGTGCCAGCGCCAATAGCGTGGGGATATCCCTGATTGTCGGTTCGACATGGGACTTCATGAAGTTCTCTGCATCACCGTCGGTAGGTAACCAGATAAGTGAGTTACGTTGTTTATGCTGGATGAAATACGCATACACGCCGAGCAGCATTTTTGAATAGCCTACACGGGCAGACTTAACGACATTAACCTCACGGATATAGTCATTACCCATCGCATTCATTATCGCACGCTGAAACGGCAGCGTTTCCCAGCGCCCTTCCTGATAAGCAGACTCTTTCGGGAGGTAATAATTTTCGTCTGCCCACTCTACCGCCGTTTGCGGCTCTGGCCGGTACAGCGAACGGAGCCCCGAGCGCGCGGAGTGCTGTAGCCCCTTAACCTGACTGTTCGATATATTCACTCAGCAACCCCGGTATCATTTCATCCAGCGCAGCTGCTTTGTTCATGGCTTTTATGATGTCCTTCTTGAGGAAATCAATATGTCGATTTTCCAGTTCCGGAAAGCGCCGCTGAACCGACAGAGGTATTCCATCAAGGATACTGGCAATTTCTCCGGCTATCCGCGACAGCACGAACGTGCAGAATGCGGTCTCCACCACCTCAGCGGACTCTTTTGCATTTTTTAGTTCCTGAGCATCAGCCTGGGCTCGGGTAAGCCGATGGCGCTCATAATCAATCGTGCCAGGCTGGAGGTCTGATTCTGAATCAACTCTCAGCTGTTCAACCTCTTTGCGCAGTTTTTCGTTTTCTATCGCTGCGTCCCTGGCGGAATACCATTCAATTGCGGCGGCAGAGTCATAAAGCACTTCATTCCCTTTACCGCCACCTCGCGCAACTGGCATTCCCTGATCCTGCCAGTTCTGGATCGTGCGGATGCTGACACCAAAAATCTCTGAAAGGCGTTTTTTATTGACCTCCATGACGAACTCCAGGCGAAAAACAGGGTAAGGAAACCATGCCGGGTAAAATGACTACTACCAGGCTTTAATACTTCCTTTCTTTTGGTTGGTTATACCCAGCAAATACAATGACTTATAAAGAAGAAGAACGGAAACGGCAAAATCCTGAAAATTTTCATAAATAGCGAGAACCTGCGAGGTCGCCGCCCCGTAACAGAGCGGATCGCCGGAAAGGACCCATAATAATATTAATTATCATTTGCATGTATTCACTAACAACCATTTAGCCGTCTAAAAGACTACTTGGCATTACTCAATGCGGCCCATATCATGCAGCCGGCTTCGTCGCGTTGAACAGGCCAACAGCTGAAAGTCTTTCTTTGAAGTGCGCGTGCGATGCGCATTAAAAAGCCCCGCAGGTGCGAGGCCGATTTACACCGTGTAGGGGATAAAAAACGCCCGCGGTTTGGCGAGCTATTCTGCTTACTGCGGGTTTCCAACCGTGAACCAAACTGTGGAGTATAAAGCACCATATTCATCATGCGATTGGGTTTCAGTTACTTTCAATAACACCCAGCCACTAGCTAAAAGCATATTAGCTTTCATCGCATCATCGGTCTGGTCTACCTCTTTGATTTTAGTTAAATCATAAGCCTTTTCAGTCATGGAACCTCCTTTCTGTGTGGATCTAGATGATAACTTTTAGGTAATTTACAGGCAAAAAGAAGTTGATGCATTGGCGGACTGCTTGTGACATTTCCCGAAATCTTTAATCTGGGTCTACCGATGACGGCGCTAACAAAAAACCGCCCGAAGGCGGTTAATCTAACCGAATGGATTATTTAACTTTTTCTGAATCTGCTCGTGCTGACTTAGCTCAAAGTGTATCACTTTCTTCGCTTCCAATGTATCAGCATTACCTAACAACAGTTTTCTTACTTTAATTAAATATACCCTCACATCTGGTGCACCAGGTGTTTTCGAAAGAATATCTGAAAGCTCACTAGCCAACTCAGGAGGTAACCACAGAAAAGCTTCATAGGTTAACTGTCTTAATCTAACTCTGTCATCAGGATGGCTAATCCATAAGGCAAGCAACTCAGCAATCAGAGCTGACTTAAGTCTGATTTCTCTTAAGTTTTTTTCGTTCTCTAACTGCCGCTGATGAGATAACTTAATTGACTCAAGAAGTTCATTGTACTCATGTTGAACCGATGAAGTTATTCTCGCAGCCACTAACCTTGGGACTACAAACATCACACCGACACACAGAATAACCCAAATGACTCTTTCTAAATTAATGATACTATCCATAATAATGTCTCAAACCATTAAAAACATCATGAGAATAACCTATATTTTCATTAAGTTATATAGAGAGATAGCTATCTATAATCTGCTATTTTCTATGTCCCGGATACCCGCCAACTGACTATTTGCCTTCTCAATTGCTGCCAGAAGCGGGCTAATCCATAGAATGGCCTGACAATACGTTATTGAGCGGGTGGTAACGGCGCTATCACTGGCTGCGTCAACGTTCCCGGAATCGGTGTGCATTGCGCTGGCACGTAAACGGTGCGCGTATTCGAGCAACCCACCAGCAATGTCAGCAGGAACAGGCAGATCACAGTTTTTTTCACGGCGGAGAATCTCCCGGTATTTAACAACGGTTACTTCGGAGCCCGCATCAATCAGAGAATTGTTCCTGCTTGCTGTTTCGGCTACCTGGTTAAACCGGCTGAAATTGAAAGCCTGAACAGCGATAACCGTCCCCTGCAATGTGTTGTCACTTCGCAGAACGTCGTTATCGCTCTGAAGGCTACTGGCGTCGGAGCAACTCTTAACGAGAGCGACCGAAAGGCCAGCTATTACGACAACGCCGATAAGACCCGGATTAATTTTCATTGGTCCAGCCCCCAGCACGCCAGCGCACTTTCCTGATCACGCCGCTCGACCTGCCCATAACAGCCATTCTTCTGGCCTTTTGTCAGGCGGCAATCACGCCCACCGTCCTTAATCCACCAGCGAATCGCCTCGCATGCCCCGTGGCGGTCACCGGCATTGATGCGCTTGTAGAACGTGGAAGGGAAGCACTTACCCGGACCGATGTTGTACGGGCAGAAAGATGCGATCCCGGCCTTCTGCGGTTCGGTAAGCGGTACCGTAATATTGCGGTTAACCCACGCCAGAGCCTTATTGCGTTCGATGGCGTTCACCTGATTGCATTTGGCCTGTGTCAATTTCATGCCCTGCACAACCGCTTTACCATCAACCATCGTGGCACCGCGGCAAATAGTCCAGATTCCGCCGCCATCTTTGTACGCCGTGAGGCTGTTACCCTCTTTCTCATTCAGAAACTGATCGAGAATGACAGATGCTGGCGCACCAGCGAGTACCAGCCCCAGAACAGCAGCACTCAATTTTGCTCTGGTTCCCATCACTCACCTTCCTTTTGTAATGCCTCAACGACCACGCTTGCAGCTGCAGGACGTTCGTGAAGCGGTTTGTCACCAACGCCTTTCAGGTAGTCATTAACCATTTTTGTTCGCTTCTCATCCTCTTTTTGCCTGCGGTGTGCATCTATACGCCCGTTGATGTAGGAGGCAAGAGAGATAAGCAAACCAGCAGCGCCAAAGAACATGAACACCAGATCCTGAGTGGTAAATCCAATGGCAGAAGCCAGAGCTGCTACCCACGCAAAGAACTGCGTGAAGATGTTCCCTGAATCATTCATTTTCATGGTCTCTCACCTCGCTGTGTGCGGGTGTTATTGAGGTAATAAAAAAGGCCGCTATCGCGACCTCACGTTTATTCCCCTGCCAACGCCCGAATTTCCCCCAACGTCTGATTAAACCTTTCCTCTTCGAGTTCAACGCCAATAGCATGGCGGCCAAGTTCCAGCGCGACTTTCACGGTCGAACCGGACCCCATAAAGAAATCAGCCACCACATCACCAGGCTTACTGCTGGCGCTGATGATCTGCCGCAACATATCTGCGGGTTTTTCGCATGGGTGTTTACCTGGGTAAAACTGAACGGGTTTATGTGTCCAGACGTCGGTATAAGGAACGGATACGGAAACAGAGAAATGCCGCCGAAGTGATTTGTACTCTTCGAGCAGCTCTGAATATTTGCGATTCAACGAATGCCACAGAGCCACCAGCTGGTGGTGTGGTGTTGCCAGTTCGCCGTTCTGGTGCTTTTCGATGGCTACCTGAGTGAAAAGGGACTGAAGTTTCCGGTAGTCTGATTCATTCGGTAATTGCCACTGGCTACCGCTGAACCAATGAGACACCATGTTCTTCTTTCCAGTCGCATCGGCTATTTGTTTTGAGGATATGCCAAGCGCTTCACGTGCATCCCGGAAATAAGAAATTAGGGGAGTCATTACATGCTGCTTCAGCTCGCTTCCCTTCTCAGCGTACCCGTCGCTCTTTGGTTTATACGGCCCATGGTAATGCTCAGCGAACAGGATGCGCTCTGTTGCAGGGAAGTAAGAGCGCAGGCTCTCTTTATTACAGCCATTCCAGCGGCCCGACGGTTTAGCCCAGATGATATGGTTCAGGATGTTGAACCGCTCACGCATCATGATCTCAATGTCTGCCGCCAGGCGGTGACCGGAGAAAAGATAAAGACTGCCAGCAGGTTTAAGCACTCGCCAGAATTGTGCGAGGCACATATCAATCCAGCGAAGATAGTCGACGTCACCGTTCCACTGATTATCCCAGCAGTTCGGTTTCACCTTAAAGTAAGGCGGATCCGTAACAATAAGATCAATGGTGTTATCCGGGAGGGTTGCGAGGTATTGCAGGCAGTCAGCGTTGACAAGCTCAACACTGTTTATATTTACAGTATTTTTCATAGATCCGTAAGCATAACTCTGATAGGCTCACTATGCTTTTGCGCTAAAGCAGTGGGCCTTGGTTAGCTTGTGACCTGAAACCATGAGCTAATGGCTGGTTGGGTGCTACAACACCCACCAGCCGCCCATTTCACAGCATGAACACCTCACGTAAGAGGCACGTTGATTATTTATATATTTTTGGTCACTGACTTCCATTCTGAATCAATACAACTTATTGTCGCTTTGATTAACTCCTTTATTACTTCATCTGTACCATAATATTCAACATTCCTAATTGATAATTCTATATCCTCAGTAACTTGATCAATTAGATTTCTAACTCTTGAAAACTGTGGTTTCTCATCAATCATTAGCAATAAGTGATAACGACACAAATCAAGGTCATAAGCCAACTTATCAAGGCTCGCCCTGCTTTCTAAATTCATATTAGCCATTGATAACTTACGCCCATAAATATCAGGCTTTAGCATCAATGACAATTTTTCCACATCAGCCAGAAATGTGGACATTCTAGTTCTTAGTTCATTTGTGAATGTTTGCTTATCAATAATCATCTGCTGTTGCAGCATTTGTTTTCTGTTCGCTTTAATAGCATACCAAGCGACGAAAGCTGATAAGCACCCTGCAACTAATGTTCCAGTAGTCGTAGCTATTGCCCCAATATAATCTGGCGAGGTTTCCACAAAAATATGAGGTATTTTTTCAATAATTAAATTAGAAGACGCCAGTAAATCACTTGAAACGAATTTGTATGGTATACCTTGCCACATATAGCCCCCCTTTTTTGACAGGCTATGATAACAAAAACCCGCCATATAGCGGGTCAACAAAACTTTGGCAACGTATCAAATTGACATCAAATATCGCTTATTTTGTTGCATTTTGCAAGCCCAATTGAGGGAGTTGGTGAAAGTTACCTCACATTTCCGCCACTTTCAGTTCTTGGTACTCTTCGTACCGTGACAAAATTTCGCTTAGTGCCTGGCTGTCCATTTCAGCAAACGACGCTTTGAAAGCCGCCCAGTGGCCTGAATACACTCTAAGCCAGGTGGAACGCTCAACGCTGACCATGCGCGCCAGAGCTGCTCCAGCATACTCCTGATAGGTATCGTTATTACGCGAGGCAGCAACTTCTTGCGCCGCCAGCCAGACAAGCCCTATCAGTTTTTTAGTGACACGGCCCTGTATTTTTTTGCCGCTATGCTGACGCTGAAACTGTTCCCACACGTACTGGCATATTAACGTCTGGTACCGGAAGGTCAGGTCATACCCATAGCAGTACCTCACCCATGCCTGCAAATGCTCCCCCAGACCATTGACCGATCGACGCCATGCTGAACAAGCGAACTCCGTATCCTTAATAGGCGGTAAAGGTCGGCGACGGCTCCTTGTCTCAAGAACATAAAGCGGAGTGGCCAGAGTTTTTACAACCTTCGCTCCACAACCTTCCCCACCCTCCATGACGATTTCAGGATGGTGCCGAGGGTATTTATTTTTATCTGCTGGTGGATGCTCACTGAACGCCTGCAGCTGTCCTTTTGTCGATCCTGATAAATCCGCCAGCGCGCGGCGCAGTTCAATCCGCGTATATTCCAGTTCTTGTAAATTCATTATGCTCAGCGCTCCATACAATTACGCTTTTGTTATTACACCGATCGCCAGCGCTCGATTCATAAATCGGAATAGCAGCTCCAGCTGGGTACCGTGTTTTTTCTCGAACGCTGCAACATCAGCATGTAATTTGTCGTGACACTCTCTGCACAGAGGGATCACGAACAAATCGTGGGCTTTAGTGGCGGTACCGCTCATGCCGTGACCAATGACATGGTGTGGATCATCCGCTGGCCGCCGGCAACCTTCACAGGGCTGGGTTTTAACCCACCGGGTATAGTCCTCATTCACCCACCTGCGGTGTTTTGGGCGTAACATGAATGATTCAGGGGATTCAGAATCCGCATGCAGAGCCAGAACCTTTGGCTGTTCATAGGCCACTTCCTGATTTGCTCCATGCTTTAATTTCGCAGCCGTGACCGCAGGGGTGACCTTCTTCTGCAAAATGCTTTTTGCCGGGGGCATCGGCACAATGTCACTTTCTCGATATACGGATAAAAACGGCTCATCCGGTAATCGAAGCGCAAGCTGGGCCATCCTTTCCGTGATTGCATCAGCAATTCCTGAGTAAATGGCCCACCAGCACAATTCACCGAGTGATAGTTCACGCTCGTTGTTGTAGCCAAGCGAAGACAGGATGGAACTGATCAACCAATTAATGAGATTACGCCGGGCCAGTTCTGCCAGCGCCGCGGTGGTTTGCTCGCGCAGCTGGTTATCGCAATGCCAACAGAGCAACATTGAGCCGGGGGGATGTCGCATCGTTACCAGCTCATGATGGTGATAATCAGTGTGCGGGTACTGGCATTCCTTCACGTTACGCTCTAACCAGGATTCCAACGCGGTCAAACCGCCTGCTGCACGGATAACTCTCTCGTCGGTGAAAAATCCCTCGAGGGACTTATCTTCTGCCAGCGGCTGCCTGGCATCAGGGACGAGCCCCGACGGAAGTCCAGTCATGCTTTTTGGCTGAGGCTCCACCAGCACACGCCCCTGTTGAAACAGAGACATCAGTTCGCTACCCGGCTTTAACACCACAAGCCCCAGGCGCGGAACAGTCTCGGCTGTAAACAGTCCTCTCACGCGGCATGCCCCTTAGCGATGTGTGCCGTCCACAGGCCACCGATCCACTCGATGCCTTTGGGTGTAAAACGTGCCTGGCTAAAGGCATAGTTAGTTTCGCTCGAAGTGCCAGTTTTAACTTCAAACCGCCCGGCTGCAATGTGCTGGTGCCGCGGTGTCAGCACTCCGCCGAGCCGGTACATAATGTCGCTCTCAATGAGGAACAAGCGGAAATCCGTCTCTTTGGCCTGCAACAGCTTTGCCACCTGGCGGAAAGACATTGAGCCTTTGGCAGTACAATACCGATCGACAAACTCAATTTTCGGCGCGGCAGCGGCTAACTGCTGGCTGAGTTGTTCTGTCTGCTCGGCCAGATCCGCTGCGAGACGTAATGCCTCCGGCAATGTTTGCGGGACACTTACGGCCAGGCTGTTCTCCAGCTCTTGCCAGCGATCGACAACAGCGGCGGTAAATTCTGGCGACAGCCTGGCGACGATCACCAGAGAATCACGTTTGTTGAACCAATACTCCTCGTAGGTTTGCCCGTTTTGCGGGTGTGTGTAGGGGGTGTGCGCCAACGGCGCGGTTAAAATACCAGCAGAGGCAAGGCGCTCAGCTGAGCGCTTCACATCACCATGTTTGCTCTGCACCAGCCTGGCAATTTCACGGCTGGACATTGTCACAACACCCTTTGCGGTTAACTGATTCATGCTATTTCTCCATATCAGGCGGCTGCACCCGCCTTTTGATTTGCACATAATTCAGGAAGATTTGCTTCTACCAGCGCACGAGCGAACGGCGGCGGTACTGCGTTACCGCAGCGCGCTACCTGCTTGTCTTTGGCGTAACGATTGCCGCGATAGTCCTGATCGATAACGTAGCCGTCAGGGAAGCCCTGCGCCTTATAAAGCTCATGCGGTTGAAGCATGCGCATTCCGATATCGACGATCTGGTACTTAATCCCCTCGATCGTCACCAGCCATTCATCCTCGCTATCACCGCAGTAAGTTTCGAGGAATGTCCGGACCTCGCCAACGTGCTGGCCACCAGCCGTAATCGTCGGCATAGGTGTATCCATGGTCTGACCGTCGCGGCAGGTTCCGCGCAGCTTCACCAGGTGCGACGCAACTATCGCGTGATGATCAACAGTAGTGACTGAGTGGGCAGGCTCATCCATACCAACACCCGGTCCCGTGTAATTCCCACCATAGTGCTTCGCTAGGAAGGCGCTCACCGTTGCAAACTTATTACCACC